ACGACTTCAATGCGCTTGACCTTGGCATCATTCGCCGAAAGGCGAAGGTTATGAACTGCGCTGTGCCGACAACAGATGTCCTGCGCGTATTGTTGACCTTGCACTTCCACGACTATGGCGCGTCGGTCGATCGGCAGGGAGACGCAGCATGAACTTTTCAGAATGGACCGCTCAACTCATACGCGAACGTGTGGTCGAGGCAGCCGAGACCCTTCTGACTTCCCCGGCCGCTCTCGGACCTAGAATGACGGGAAGCATGTCAGACGTGTTTCGAGAGTATGTCGATCCCTACGCCCGCGGCGAGCCGACGCGCTTGAAGCGGGTGCCAGCGCCTGGTGCACTCTCCCGGATGGAAGAGACGTGGAGGTGGATCAATGGATTTCTCGAAGAGCGCAATCGCAAATTGTTGTACGATTACGGGTTTCTGAAAAGCCGCCGCGGCATGTATCTGGCCCGATACTTGGAGCGAAACGGCCTCGTTCGCCGAACTTTCGAGCGCCAAGTTCTCCGGGCTTGTCAACAAATTGCAGACAATCTGAACCGTGCGCACGCTGTTCGGTTGACGACGCCTCTGGACGGCGTGTCGCAAATTGAGGCAGAAATGGACCCAACAAAGGTATCGTCGGTGAAGTACGCCACCCACTGGATGGTGCCCGACGCCAAACCCCGGCACCTCCCCGAGCGGCTTGAACCGATCGACAGGTCCACCGCGAGTAAGCGGTCGGGGTAACAAAAACCAGCCCTGCGCCAAAACCTGTCAAGTGAAATATCGCGGACAGGAGACGGCCAGAAGGCGGAAAATTGGCGGACATTTGGCGCCGCGCCGGTTTCTTCGAAAATTCCGTGCTACCCGGAATCGACCCTCACGCGCGTAGACACTGACCTTGACCTGCTGAGCCCTTCGGCCGGCGGCCACAAGGCCGACCGGCCAGGCAGCGCGCGGCATCTCAGGTAGAGCACTACATCAGCAGGATTCCCTATTCGTGGCGGAAAAATCGAAAGGCGGAAGGCCGTCGACGTACACGCCGGAGCTCGCGGCGCTGATCTGCGAGCACATCGCGTCGGGAATGTCCCTGAAGAAGGTCTGCGACCTGAAGGGAATGCCGGCGATGTCGACGGTGTTCCTGTGGATCGCGAAACATCCATCGTTCTCGGAGAACTATGCGCGCGCGCAAGCCGATCGCGTCGTCGCCTGGTCTGAGGAGATCGTCGACATCGCTGATAATTCGAAGGCGGACACGCAGCGTGCCAAGCTCCGTGTCGACACGCGTCGCTGGCTCATGTCGAAGATGGACCCGAAAAAGTATGGGGACCGGCAGGAGCATCGTCATTCAGGTCATGTCGGCACCTATGACCTTTCGAAGCTGAGCGATGATGAACTCGATCGCCTCGAATCGATCCTCGGTCCGCTTGCCGTCTCTGGCGGAGGTGAGGGCGGAGAGAGCGAGGCGACAGGCTGAGGCCGAGCGCGCCCGTATCCTGAAAGACGCGGAGCGGATCAGGACGCGGTGCCGGACGCTCGCCGGCTTCGTCCGCGAGGCCTGGCACGTCGTCGAGCCGAACAACGAATACATCCACGGCTGGCACCTGGATGCGATCTGCGCACATCTTGAGGCGGTGACCGACGGGCGGATCAACCGCCTGCTGATCAATGTGCCTCCGGGCACGATGAAGTCGCTGCTGACCTCTGTGCTGTGGCCGGCATGGGAATGGGGGCCGGTCGGCCGGCCGTCGCTGCGATATCTGACGACCTCCTATGCGGAGAAGTACGTCAAGCGCGACAGCCGCCGGATGCGCGACCTGGTGCAGTCCGAATGGTATCGGTCGCTGTGGCCGGAAGTGGAGCTTGTCAGGGCGGGGGAAAGCTCCTTCGCCAACACGAAAACGGGGTTTCGAGAGGGCGTTCCGTTCGCCAGCCTGACGGGCGGCCGCGGCGACCGGGTGATCATCGACGATCCCCACTCGACGGAGACGGCGGAAAGCGAGGCAGAACGCCTCAACACAACCCGGATATTCAGGGAGTCGGTTCCGACCCGCCTCAATGATCCGAAGACCTCAGCGATCATCGTCATCATGCAGCGCCTGCACGAGGATGATGTCTCGGGGCAAATCCATAAGCTCGGGCTCGGCTACGAGCACCTGATGCTGCCCATGGAGTTCGAGCCGGACAGGGCGTGCCGGACCAGCATCGGGTTCGAGGACCCGCGAACCGAGGAGGGCGAGCTGCTCTTCCCCGAGCGGTTTCCCCGCGACGTTGTCGACCGCGACAAGGTGCCGATGGGCTCCTATGCGGTGGCAGGTCAGTTCCAGCAGCGGCCGGCGCCCCGCTCGGGCGGCATGTTCCAGCGCGGCGACTTCGAGATCGTCGACGCGGTGCCGGCCGGCGCGGTTCGATGCCGGGCGTGGGATTTTGCCGCCACAGCGCCGAAGAAGGGCAAGCAGCCGGACTGGACCGTTGCACTGCGCATGGCCTACATCGGCGGCGTTTTCTACGTCGAGGACGTCAGGCGCGATCGCTGGTCGCCGGGCGACGTCGAGAAGAACCTGAAGGCCACCGCCAGCCAGGACGGGATAGAGGTCCGCATTCGCATCCCTGAGGACCCGGGTGCTGCTGGTAAGGCCGACGCCGCGACCAAGATCAAGCTGCTCGCCGGCTACGATGTCACCGCGGTGCGACCGACCGGCGAGAAGTCGGTGCGGGCAAAGCCGGCATCGGCGCAGGCTGCGGCTGGCAACGTCAAGCTTGTGCGCGGGCGCTGGAACGATGCCTTCCTCGATGAGGTGTGCTCGTTTCCGAACGCGCAGCATGATGATCAGGTCGACGCCTTCGCCGATGCGCTGAATGAGCTGGCGTTGGCGCCGAAGCCGTCCACCGCGATTTTTGGAACCTATGCGAATGGCTGACGACAAGAACCCGGCGAGTCCCTCGTCGGACTATCTCGCCATGCAGCCGTACTGGCAGATGGTGCAGACGATCCTCGGTGGGGCGGCCGCGATGAGAGCGGCCGGCGAGAAGTACCTCCCGAAGTTCAGCGGGGAGGACAGGGACGACTACGAGTTCCGGCGCAAGCACGCGAAGTTCACGAACATCTACCGTGACATCGTGGAGAGCCTGGCGGCAAAGCCGTTCTCCAAAGAAGTCGCTATCGTCGATGGCAAGGTGTCCGCGTCAGTCAAGGCGCTGATCGAGGATATCGACGGGGCAGGCAACAACCTGCACGTTTTTGCCTCGCATGTGTTTTTTCAGGGCGTCAACGACGCGATCGACTGGATATTCGTCGACAAGACGCCGGTGCCGACCGGGGCGACGCGGCAGGTAGAGCGTGATCTCGGCGCGCGGCCGTATTGGGTGCATGTCCCGGCGCAGCGCATGCTCGCGGTCTACTCGGCCGTCATCAAAGGCAAGGAAGAATTTGTCCACGCCCGCATCCACGAGCCGGAGACGGTTCGGGACGGGTATGGCGAGGTGACACTGAACCGGGTGAGGGTGCTGAACCGGCAGCCGCTGGGCGATGGTGGCTACGGCCCGGCGACGTGGGAACTGTTCGAGGAGCGCCAAAAAGAGCACGGCGCTGACAAGGAGTGGGTGTCGCTCGGCAGCGGGATGATCGCCATCGGCGTCATCGCCATCGTGCCGTTCATCACAGGGCGGCGAAAAGAAGGGTCGTGGCAGTTCGTTCCGTCGATGCAGGACGCGGCCTATCTGCAGATCGAGCACTACCAGCAGGAAAGCGGGCTCAAATACGCGTCGGAGAACACCGCGTTTCCGATGCTGGCAGGGAACGGTGTCCAGCCGCCAGTTGATGCCTCTGGCAAGGTGCAGCCGGCTCCGGTCGGGCCGAAGCGCGTTCTCTACGCGCCGCCCACGCTCGGCGGGGATAGCACCGCACATGGAGAATGGAAGTTCATCGAGCCGTCGGCCACGTCGCTCAAGTTCCTCGCGGACCAGATCAAGGCGACGGAGCAGCAGCTTCGCGAGTTGGGCCGGCAGCCGCTCACGGCGCAGACCGGCAACCTGACGGTCGTGACAACGGCTTTCGCGGCGCAGAAGGGCAACACCGCGATCCAGGCATGGGCGCTGAACCTCAAGGACGCGCTGGAGCAGGCGCTTGCTCTCACGGCGAAGTGGCTCGGTGAGACGGCGGAACCGGAAGTGGCGGTGCACACCGACTTCGCCATCGACGTTGAGACCGACAAGGCTGCCGACGTGCTGATGAAGATGCGCGAATCCGGCGACATCAGCCGTGAGGCCCTGATCGTGGAGGCCAAGCGGCGCGACTGGCTCAGTCCTGAATACGATTCCGATGCCGATCTGGACCTGATCCTCGCCGAAGTGCCGGGCGATGACGAAATCGAAGCGACTCTGCCGCCGGTCAACGCGGCCTGACGATCACGACAATCTGACGAATTAGCCTGCCGGGCGGATGTCTGGCGGGTGCCTCGGCGCGGATGCGCCATTGCAAGGGCGGATGCCCGGAAAGACCAGCGATGAAACTGAAAACGGTCACAGTCGACGGCAAGACCTATGCGGAGGTGCAGGACGGCAAGCCGGTCTACACCCACGATGACGGGAAGGAGACGGCATTCGACGCTCCCGCCACCATCGCGACCATCTCGCGCCTGAATGGCGAGGCCAAGGGCCATCGTGAGGCGAAGGAAGCGGCGGAAGGCAAGCTCAAGGCGTTCGAGGGCATCGATGATCCTGCCGCCGCCAAGGATGCGCTGACGAAACTCGCCAACCTCAAGGACAAGGACTTGATCGAGGCCGGCAAGGTCGAGGAGATCAAGGCCGCTGCGATCAAGGCCGTCGAGGACAAATATGCCCCGGTCGTGCAGGAGCGCGACAAGCTCAAGGGCGACCTCTATTCCGAGCGCGTCGGCGGGCAGTTCGCCCGGTCGAAGTTCATCGCCGACAAGGTGGCCGTGCCGTCCGATATCGTTCAGGCCCGGTTCGGTCAGCACTTCAGGGACGAGGACGGCAAGGCAGTCGCCTACGACGCCTCGGGCAACAAGGTCTATTCGCGCTCCAAGCCGGGCGAGCCTGCCGGGTTCGACGAGGCGCTTGAAATCCTGATCGATCAGTATCCGTACAAGGATAGCCTCCTGAAAGGCACTGGCGGCGGCTCCGGCGCGAAGCCGGGCAACGGAAGCGGGGGCGGCGACAAGACCATCTCGCGCAAGGATTTCGAGGCGCTTGGCCACGCCGACCGAGCCGCGAAGATGAAGGAAGGCGTGAAGGTCACGGACTGACACGCCTCGCATGAATCGCCCGCCCTCGGATGGGGAACGGCGCACCGGGTCGGATGGCCCAATCCTCTCCAAATTCACAACCTGAAAGGGCCATCCAGTGGCTAACACTCTCACGAACCTGATTCCTGACCTCTACGAAGCCCTCGACGTCGTCTCCCGCGAACTGACGGGGTTCATCCCGGCCGTCTCGCGCTCGTCTGGCGTCGAACGTGCCGCGCTCAATGAGAACGTGCTGGTGCCGGTCACCGGCGCGCATTCGGCGTCGAACAACACCCCCGGCGTCACCGCGCCGGATTCCGGCGATACGACCGTCGAAAACGTCGCCGTGACGATCTCCAAGTCCAAGCACGTTCCGGTTCGCTGGAACGGCGAGCAGACGAAGGGTCTCGTCAACGCCGGCACCTTCTCGTCCATCCAGGCCGATCGCTTCTATCAGGCGATGCGGACGCTGGTGAACGAGATCGAGATGGACCTGTGGCTTGAGGCCTACAAGAACGCCTCGCGCGGCTACGGCACCACGGCCGGCACTGCCCCGTTCGGCACCGCTGGCGATCTGTCCGACTTCGCGGGTGTGCTCGGAATCCTCGAGTACAACGGCGCGCCGACCAACGACATCCAGCTCGTGCTCGGTCACGCCGCCATGGGCAACCTGCGCGGCAAGCAGACCCTGCTTGCCAAGGTCAACGAGGCGGGCTCCAGCGACATGCTGCGCAACGGTATGACCGACCGCGTGATGAACATGGCCATCCGCCATTCGCACGCGATCGGCGTCCATACCGCTGGCGCTGGCACGGCCTACGATGTCGACCTGACGGCCGGCTATGCCATCGGCGACAAGGTGATCCACCTCGATGGCGGCACGGTGAACACGACGGGTATCAAAGCTGGCGACCTGGTCACCTTCGCTTCGCAGGCGGCGAACAAGTACAACGTCGTTGCCGGCACGACCGAGGTCGAGGCGGACATCACCATCGGCGGCCCTGGCCTCATTGCCGATCTGGCCGACGCGGTGGAAATGTCCATCGTTGCTTCGCACACCCCGAACGTGGCCTTTGCCCGCTCGGCTATCGTGCTGGCAACCCGCGCGCCTGCGATGCCGCAGGGCGGTGACAGCGCGGACGACGTGACCACCATCGTTGATCCTCGCACCGGCCTGGCGTTCGAAGTGGCCGTTTACCGCCAGTTCCTGCAGACGGTCTACCACGTCCGTCTCGCTTGGGGCTTCAAGGCGGTGAAGCAGGACCACATCGCGATCCTCCACGGCTGATAGCCGGATCTGGCATCGCTGGAGGCGGGCAACTGCCTCCAGCCTTCTCTGACGAGGATCGGCGCCATGAATTCTCTCCACTCACTTCCGGCCGGCCATTCGATCACTGTTTCCGTGGTGGACGGTTCCGGCTTCATTCGTCAGGTCGATGATCCGACCATCGGCCAGCGTGTCACCAATGCGGCGGCCGTGACGTTCGGCCCCTATGCGCTGGACCGCAGGTTCACCACGCAGGGCGACGTGTCGGTGGTGATCGCTGAGGCCGACTTCGCCTCCAACGTTCCCAGCGCGGGCCAAAAGGCCCTGCTCGATGCCATCCCGACCACTGACCCCGCCGACGATGGCGTGACGGTGTGGAACGACGGCGGCACGTTGAAAACCAGCGGCGCGAGCGGCGGCTGAGCCGCAACACCCGAAGGAACCGTCACGATGACCGCAACACCCGAAGGAACCGTCACGATGAC